TATTAATATAATTTGTAATGATATTAAAGACTTTTGTTTTTAAATCTTCTTCGTTTATAAGTGTCCGAGCATTTCGTACTATATGTAACTCTGTTAAGTCTTTATATGATGTTCTATTCTTTTCTCCAGAGAATTTTAATGATAAATCTAAATTTAAATAAACAGGATCAATAAATGCAATCTCACTGTTAAGTAACTTATAGTCTTCAATTTCACTTCTTATTTTTTCTTTTAAAGCGTTTGACAGGTAATTTGATCGAGTGACTACTGTTTTATTTTTACGTAAGTTTGGAACAATAGTTAAATATATATTATTGACATCAGCACTATCTGCAAAATAGTATTGATTGAATAATGCATTAGTATCCAACGTGTAGTCTGTAAGACCTAACTCGTCATTAATATATTTTAAATAGCCATTAGTATAATCACTATTGTTCTGTACTGTTACATCATATATTAAATTTTTATAATTTCGTTGTATAAAGTTCTTATAATCTCCCTTAGTAGTTAACTTATATTCTGAGCTAAAAAATCTTGGTGCATTTTGTTTTATTTCAGATACCTTTTCTTCTTCACCAAAGTCTGTACTGTCTTCTGTGTTACTAAGATTAACGTTTATTGCTGTAGCAATCGTCAGATAGTTTAATGAAGTATCTTTTACATCTGACAATATAGCGTCATATTGAGTTGTATTATATACATTAATATTATTATCTACAAATGTGTTTTTAGTCACTTTTCCATCAACACCGGTTGATTTGAGATAATATATAGCTGCTTGGTCTCCTTGAGTTAACTTTTTACCATTGACACTATTACCGAATTTTAGCTCATATGTTTTATTCTCATTGTATCGAATTTCAAATACTCTTTCATTTGCATTCGCTAAGTAGATACTTGGTACTCGTTTCCATTCATACCATTTATTTTGGTCGTTAATTTCTTTTACGTATACAGAAATATTAAAGTGGTCAATTATAGTATCCCCACCAGGTATTAAGCTTATAGTTTCAAATTTTTCTCCTATAGGATTAATAATCGGATACTCTTCAACAGTTCCCTCATATACTAATTGATTACCGGTTGCTGTTATTGTTTCTGTTTCAGATGTTACTTTTTCAAATGTAAGATCTTGAGTAAATGTAAATGTTTTCCCACCAGCTGATGCAAATGTAAATTTTGGTACTGTATAATACCCAGCGGATAAGTCAGATGTACCTTTTATTTCTACCGGTAGTACACTTGATTGTTTTCCTACAGGTTTATAGTCAATAAGCTTAACTATACGATTTACATTTTCATATAATTCTGCATCATTAAAGTTACTTTCTGAGCTAGTTTGATTTAGATAAAATAATAATGTATGGTACGAATATGAAATTATATCTATAAGGGCAGAGATGTTGCTACCTTCAAAGTTTTGATCTGTAAAATTAATCGTGGTGTCGTTGTTAATTCTAGATATAATTAGATCTCTCAAGCTCTGAGCATCAAAACTTGCATATGCGTCTGTCGGTAAGTCGAATTGTGTAAATTTTGCCATTTTATGAATAACTAAACCCTGTTGATGTTAATAAACCGTTAGCGGTCCCTTTTTTATTATTTAAGGACGGTATTGTTATAGATATACTGATTTTATACTCGTTATGATCTGGACGAGCGATAATATCTACATTATCTACTATAATCCTAGGTTCGTATAACGACAGCTCTTCAAAAATTGTAGTACCTATTAGTTCACCGTTTTCTTTAGAAATGTTTTCAAATAAATACTGTTCTAGATCTAATCCGAAGGTTGGTGTGAGTATTTTTTGACCTTTTTTTGTATTAAAAATGTTTCTTATTGAGTTATAAATTGCATTTTCATCGTAGCTTAATTTTAAATCTTGAGCGTTTTTACTGGCACCAACAGTTTTATCTGATATATGACTATTAAGTTCTAGGTCTAGATGTATATCTGCATATGAATATAAGCGAAAACTATCAGTATTCTTCGCGTCTTTAAGTATGTCTAATTTAAGAGCCATCTATAATTATTTAATTTATAAGTGCTTAAAACCATAAATAATTTAAATGAGTAAGTTTAATACATTATTCGAGGAGCAAATTGGTCAGTTCGTAAAACCAGGGCCTATTGCTGGAGATTATGTTAAGTTCGCGAGTAATCTTAAATCATCTGATTGGTATAAAGAGTTGAGCGAGTCTCGTAAAGCATATGTTGAAGAGATTATAACGTTAGCGGAACAGGGTAAACCTCTCATGCTTTCGACAATAAAGAGAGCTATATATGAGAATCCTGCTGGTGGTACTCCTCCTGGTATTGGTTCTTCTGAAGGATTTAATGATCAGTTTGCTGATATTGTTGTAGAGTATACTCCTGGTTTCTATCAACAGAGCTTGTCATTACCTATGAATCTTGTTGAACTTACTCTCGGTAAAGATGAAGCTAGAGCAACACAGAAGGATCCGTCAAATGATCAGGAAGATAAGTCTACTTTAAAACCTGAAGAGGTAGAGGAGCCGACTATTGATATTGGTCAGCAGACTCATGTTCCTGACGGTGATTATACATTAGCATTAAGTACTGCAAATTACTTACCTTAAACGTTTAGGTCAAGTATACAAGAATAGAAGTTGATCTCCTGATCTATACACTGACTATTCTGATAAAAATATCTCGAGACTGTAATTAGACAGTCTCTTTTTTTGTCCTCAGTTATTGAAGATTGATATAGATAATCAAACAAATGCTTAAACAACTCATCGTAATCATTGTTAAATAGTGATTCGTGTTCAATTATATGTTTCCGTATTAAGGTATATTTTTTATGTGTGAGAAGGTCATCTAAACCATCAAAGAACTCTGTTGAATTAAACGCATTTTTATCATTACCATCTGATAGAAAATATTTCTGTAAAGCATTAATACCCTTTCGAAAGTCAGGATAGCAATTATTAGCAATTGTAGTAAATTGATCTTTGTTAATTTTTACATTCTCAGCCTTTACTATTGATATTAACTTTGACATATATTCATTTTTATCATAGTTAATATCAAACACTTGACATCTACTCTGTAGGGCAGGAATTATTTTATGTTTATAATTTGCAGTTAGTACAAATCGAGTTAGATCATGATATTCTTCGATAGAATTTCTAAGAGCCTTTTGAGCATCTAGAGACAATCCATCACACTCATCGAGAATAATAATTTTAATAGTTCCAAATAAGCTCTTTGTTTGAGCGAAATTTAAAACCTTTGTACGAATAGTATCTATTCCATTCTCATCAGAAGCATTAATATAAAGATATTGACATTTCAATAAATCATTAACTATAACCTTAGCGAGAGTTGTTTTTCCAATACCCGGTCTACCTACAAATAATACATTAGGAATATTCTCCTCTTCCTTTACTTTAGTAAAATAATTGCGAGTAGGCTTATCTAGTACTATTTCCTCTAAAGTACTAGGCCTATATTTTTCGCACCAAATATCAGAAATATTCATGCAGACGGGTATTCTGGAATCTCAGAAGACTTGTCAGTAGAACCAAACCCAGCGTCTCCTCGATCGGCTTCTACTGCTTGATCAACAAACCCTACTTCAGCTACAACGTGAGGATACAAAACTAGTTGTGCAATCTTAGTACCTCTAGTTAATGTTACATTTACATCACTAAAATTATATAGCTTTACTCCTAAATCTCCTCTATACCCATTATCGATAATACCCAAATGAGGTTGTAGGTTATGTTTAAAGCCAAGACCGCTCCGTGGCTCGACCCGGAACCACCACCCTTTTGTGAGGAAACCTAGCGTTAGACCAACAGGGATTACCACTGACCCTCTAGCGGGAACAACAGCTTCTTCTACACTACATACATCATACCCTGAGTCACTATCATGGGCTCGTTTCGGTAGTTGGGCATCCGGGTGGGTCTTAACAAATTTCATTTCAAGTTCGCTCATAGGTATTAATATAGTGTATAATTTAGATATTTCAAGTAAATACTTTTATGGATGATATTAATCCAGATGATTTAATCTCGCAATTAAAAAATATACCAGCAGATAGTAAAATGTTAGAACG